ACTTGAGGCTTTAACTGGATCTTCAGAACCTGAGGAATTGCCATCAAGGTTAAACTAGATAATGGCTCATTCGATTCTTGGGGATGATAAGGATAGGGATAACCTATTTGATTTCGATGTAGGACAATTCCTCCATGATTACCCTGGTCGAGTCGTAGATGAGGTAACAGAAGCCCTCAGTCTTATTGAAGACCAGAAGACCCGATTGTTAGGGGCTTCACGGTTGGCTACAGCACCGTTTGCACCAGCCTTCCAAACATTGTATAGGCAGGCTGGAAATGTCTTGGCTCCGTTCGTAAATCGTCAGCAACAGGCATTTATAGATATTCAGAATCAGTTTGCAGAACAACGGGGATTACCTCAAAGAGAGTACGAACCCATAACAGGAGAACAGCTTGCAGCTCCTATCGCAGCAGCGGGATCACTCCTAAGAGGAAAGCTCCCAACTTGGTTCTCCCCTGCAAGAAGGGCTGTAACCACAGCACCACAACAAAGAGGTGATCTAAATTATTGGTTAGGACGCTTTAAGCAAGAGAAAGGCGCTGTATCAGAAGCTAAACAACTAGGATTATTGTCAACCCAAGGGGAAGCCACTGAGTCTTTATTGAGTGCTGCCCCAGGAACCCTGACCAAAGAAGAGGCTCTCAATTTCATAGAGCCGATTGAATTAACAGAAACGGTTTTGTTGGAAGGTGGTGACTATGGGGAACCTATCCACGCCGATGACCAAACCCTAAACCTTCCCGGTGGCACCAACCCGAAAGAGATCCTGGTGCAGTTGCCTATGAAACCTATGTCTATGGATGAATTTCTTGCTGCATGGGATAGGCCACCTACAAGTTCAGATGAACTTCAGGTTTTGTACGAAGAGTATCTGAGCGACTTTGAGGAGGGCGTTGCTCCAGGAACAGATGAAGCGTATACTAGGGGGCATTATACGAAGCCTAATGTCCTAGTCCATATCCGAACTAATGAACGTATTGTTGACGGTAAGAAGACGTTGCACATTGAAGAAATCCAATCGGATTGGCATCAGCAGGGGCAGAAGAAGGGTTACTACACAGGCCCATCATCAGAGTATTCAGTTTCAGAAACTGAAGACGGTTTGTGGGAGATTTATGACAGTGGTGGTGAATTGGTGGAGGTTGAGCATACGAGAGAAGCCGCCGAAGATGTCGCCCGTCAATTCGGTGAAGGAGCGCTAATTGCGGCCCCTGGTGCGGGTACTGTCCCAGACGCACCCTACAAAAAGACCTGGCACGAACTCGGTTGGAAACGAGGTTTCATGGAAGCCTTACGCGATCCATCAATAGAACAATTAACGTGGACAACAGGCGATGTACAAGCAGATCGTTATGATTTGGCGCAGTATATTGATTCGATTGAAGCCTATTCTGGCGATTTGGGGGATAGTTTCAATATCAAGGTGCAATACAAGGAAGGAAAGTCCGAGAATTTTACGGATATCACCCCTGACAACCTCTCTGATGTTGTCGGCAAAGAAATGGCTGAGAAGATTATCAATGACGAAGGGGGTACATACTCCGGCCTCGACCTAGAAATCGGAGGCGAATTCCACAAACAACTCTACGACCAGAAAGTTTCGCAGTTTGTTAAAAGATTTTTGAAACCGTTTGGTGTTGAGCCGCAGCGTCACAAGCCTGGTGAGTGGGAAGTGTTTGATGCTCGTATACGCAGGTTTCAAAGGTTGGGAGAGCCGTATAGATATTTCGATACGGAAGAAGAAGCTAACGCTTTTATTGATACTAGACGCAATAAGTATCACGAACTTCGCGATCTTGGGCAAATAGATTACGACGGTTCACCAGATAAGTTCCTTGATTACGAAAAAGCAAAGGGCGACTTCTGGAAAATCAACATCACACCCGAAATGAGAGAAACCTATGAAGGCGGTGTACCCCTAGCCATGCGAGAAGACGAGGAAGGACTTTTGGGGAGGTATGCTTAAATGCCCATTCAACGGTGTACGCTAAAAGGCGATAAAAAAGGATGGAAATACGGAGAATCAGGGAAATGTTATGCAACTAGAGCAGGCGCTGAACGTCAAGCCAAAGCGATCCACGCCAGTGGCTACAAGGAGCGAACTCGAAAAAGCAGTAGAAATCGCTAGAGAGATAAGAACCCGTGAACGCTTCAACAAGCTAGATTTCTATGACCCCTACCCCTACCAGCTAAATTTCCACAAAACGGGCGCAGAAGCTAACCAGAGGCTTCTCATGGCTGCTAACCGCATAGGTAAGTCATATTGCGGAGCAGCAGAGCTAGCCTACCATGTAACGGGACTCTATCCACCTTGGTGGAAGGGTCGAAGATACCGACAGCCAATTATCGCGTGGGCTGGTGGTGTCTCAAATGAAACGACACGCGATATCGTCCAATACGAGCTATTGGGTTCCCCAGATGACCCGGAGGCTTTCGGTTCCGGTGCTATACCGAAAAAACTAATAATAAAGACCGAAAGAAAGCCCGGTGTCCCGAACGCTAAAAGCGTGGCTTTAATTAAACACGTTTCCGGTGGGAACTCTTCTTTATTCTTCAAAGCCTACGAGATGGGCCAAGAGAAATGGCAGGGCAGAAGCGTTGACTGTATCTGGCTAGACGAGGAGCCGAGCAGGGATATATACTCTCAAGCAGTTACTCGAACATTAGACCGTAAGGGTATGGTTTATATGACTTTTACCCCAGAGCAAGGGATGACAGAAACGGTCGCATCCTTTATGAACAACCTCCAATCGGGGCAGTCTCTAACTAACGCAACATGGGATGATGCCTCAGAGAGAATCTTCTCCCAGAATGGAGAAAGAGGCCACCTCTCAGAAGTCGTAATGGAGCAGATTCTTTCGTCTTACTCCCCCCATGAAAGGGAGATGAGAAAGAACGGCAGACCTTCCATTGGTTCAGGATTGGTCTTCCCATTGGGGGAAGAAAAAGTAATGGTTGATCCTCTGGAGATACAGGCTCATTGGCCGAGGATCGCTGCAATAGACTTCGGATGGGACCATCCTACGGCAGTTGTCTGGTGCGCTATTGACCGAGATGAGGATATTTTTTATGTCTATGATTGCTATAGAGCCTCCAAAGCAAGTCCTACTGTCCATGCTTCGGTAATAAGAGGCAGGCCAAATTTTATTCCTATAGCTTATCCGCACGATGGAAACCGTAGGGATAGCATGGGAAATCCAGGTTTAGCAGATCAGTACAGGAATATGGGGTGTAATTTCCTTCTTGAACATTTCACCAACCCCCCAGCACTTGGAGCCAACAAAGGCTCTAACTCCATCGAGGAAGGCTTAATGGCTATGCTGCAATCCGTGGAAGCAGGAAAATTCAAGGTATTCTCAACTCTATCAGACTGGTTTGAAGAGTTCAGAATGTATCATAGAAAAGATAATAAGGTGGTTCCTCTTAGAGACGACCTCATGTCAGCGACAAGGTATGCCTTTCAATCTCAACGTTTTGCTGTAGCCGGGGAAGACCCAACATGGACTCAGGATGTTGAATACAGAAATTATGGAATTATTTAATGGCTAGTGAAAAAATTACTGAAGAAGAATTAGTAACCAGAATTCGCGGAGAGATCACTTCTGCGCTTGGATATATGGGAGATACGATATCTACCCAGAGAGAACAAGCTATGAAATACTATTATGGTCTACCCTTTGGTAATGAAGTTTCAGGAAGATCACAATTTGTAGACACCACAGTACAGGATACCATTGAATGGATTAAGCCCTCCTTGATGAGAGTATTTGCCTCCGGGGATGAAATGGTAAAATTTAATCCTCATGGTCCCGAAGATGTAAAGATGGCAGAGCAAGCCACGGACTATGTGAACTACGTTTTTACTAAGGACAATCCGGGCTGGGAAATTTTGTACTCGTGGTTTACGGATGCTCTTTTAAGCAAGAATGGTATAGTCAAAGTATGGTGGGATGAGTATGAGGAAGACCAGAGAGAGGAGTACAATAATTTAGAAGAAATTGAGTTTGCTGTACTTATAAATGATGATTCTATAGAAGTCATAGAGCACACAGAGTATGAAATTGCAGGAACACTCAGACACGATGCGGTAATAAAGCGCAGCTCCTATAATGGGAAAATACGAATAGAGAATGTCCCTCCATCTGAGTTTCTGATAAGCAGGGAATCGAAGAATATCCAGGACGCAAGGTTTGTTTGTCACAGGGTAATGAAGACTCTTTCTGAGTTGAGGGAGATGTATCCAGACGAAGACCTCGATCCTGGGGAACTTGGTGGAGGCGACAATGATATGACCGAGTTCTCTGCCGAGAGACTTGAGCGTTATCAATTCGATAAATCCGCTACATACTGGGAAGGCATGGGTGGCGGCGATGATTATGGAGAGGAAGGCTTACGAACCTACTGGTTACATGAGTCCTTTCTACAGACAGATTTTGACGGGGATGGTATTACAGAGCTAAGGAAAGTTTGCACAGTAGGATCTAAGGTTTTAGCAAATGATGCTATAGACTCAATTCCGTTTGTCTCTATTACACCAATAAAGATTCCACATAAGTTCTTTGGAATGTCGGTTGCTGATCTTGTTATGGATTTACAATTGATGAAGAGTACGCTGATGCGTAACCTCATGGATAATATGTACAACCAGAACTTTGGGCGTTTCGCCGTTTTGGAGGGGCAGGCCAACCTAGATGACCTCCTGACTCAAAGGCCAGGTGGTGTTGTCCGGGTAAAATCCCCCAACGCTGTAATGCCCCTCGCTACCCCTGCCCTACAACCTTACTCCTTCCAGATGCTAGAGTACCTGGACAGTGTGAGGGAGTCTAGGGCTGGTGTATCTAGGATGTCTCAGGGATTGAATGAAAATGCCCTGACATCACACACTACGGCTACCGCTGTTAATGCTGTAATGGGTGCTGCTAATAGTCGTGTTGAATTGATAGCCAGAAACTTTGCAGAAACTGGTGTAAAAGATTTAATGATAAGAATATATGAACTTCTTATTAAGAACCAAGATAAAGAAAGAGTGGTAAAGTTACGAAACGAGTGGGTTCCAGTACGCCCTGATGTATGGAATGATAAGTATGATTGTACTGTCTCTGTGGCTTTAGGCCACGGAAGTAAGGATCAGCAGATGATGCACCTTTCGCAAATGATACAGTTTGCAGCAGAAGCAATGAAAGGAGGTTTAAGCATTGTCAATGAACAGAATATTTATAACTTGGGGGCAGCCTTGGTGAAGGCTATGGGCTTCCAGAATATAAATGATTTCCTTACCGACCCTTCACAGGTTCCTCCACAACAGAAGCAGCCTACACCAAAAGAGCAGGCTGACTTAATGGAGGTTCAGGTTAAGAAACAGGAACTCGAAATCAAGGCCGCAGAGGTTCAAATCAAGGCTCAGAAGATTCAACAGGAATACCAGAAGTTAGCGGTAGACTCCCAGTTGAAGGTGGAAGAGTTAAACCTTGAAAGAGAGCAGAACAGGGCCGTAGCTATAGGAGCAACATGAACGAAGAGGAAAGAGTACGAAGGGCAAAAAGTTTAGTCAATGATCCTTTATTTCAAGAGTCGTTTGAGGTACTTAAAAAAGATTTACTGAATCGTTGGGAAGTCAGCGGTTCACCAGAAGTTGAGGCCAGGGAATCAATCTGGCTTGCAATGAGACTGCTTGATAGGCTTCATAGTCATATAACGTCCATAGTAGAAACTGGGCATATGAATGAAGTTCTTGAAAAGCAACACCCATTCATCTAAGAGGAACAAGTTATGGCGGATACGCAACAAGCCCCGCAACCGGCTGGATTACAGCCAATCCCCGCGCTAGGGGGAAGTATATTGGAAGCGCAAGAGGCATTACTCAGTCTTGAGGAACCTGAAGAGGAGAAGCCAAAAGAAGAGGAAGCCGCCCCTGCTGAAGAAGAAGAGTCTACTGAGGAAACTCAAGACGAATCATTGGAAGAGGAATCTGAGGAAGAATCTGAAGAAGTTGAAGAAGAGGAAGCCGAAGAGTCTGACGAAGAAGAAGAAGAAGACCCTCTATATGCTGTCACCGTAAATGGTGAGGAACATGAGGTTACCTTTGACGAACTTCTGAGAGGCTATAGTCGCCAGTCAGATTACACCAGAAAAACGCAGGAACTGTCAACCGAAAGAAAACAGATGGAGGAATTGCAACAGCAATATACCTCTGAAGTTTCTCAGATACAGTCCGAGCGTCAGCAGTACATGGAAAACCTACAGCAGATACTTCAAAATTCTGCTGGGGAAATGGAAAAATTTACTAATGTGGATTGGGCATCTCTAAAAGAATCCGACCCCATAGAGTATATTACTAAGAGAGAAGAGTTAAGGGAAGCCCAAGAGAAGGTTCAAACCTTTAAGAACGAACAGGAACTTGTAAGGCAGAAACAATCTCAAGACGCTGAATTGATGCGTAAAACCATTATGACGGAAGAACACGGGAAATTAGTTTCCGCTCTTCCTGACTGGGGTGATCCCGATAAACAAAAAAAGATTGCTTCTGACATTAAATCCTACGGTTTAACCCAAGGATTTACTCAAGAAGAACTTGGTTCTCTTATAGACCACCGTTCTGTTCTTGTTTTAATCAAAGCCTTAAAGTATGACACAATGCAGTCATCGGACGTTAAATCAAAGAAACTAAAGAACAAGCCCAAGGTTATCCGCTCAGGAAAGGGAAGGTCTTCTTCCCAAGCTGAAAAAGGAAAACGTACTGCACAAATGAAACGTCTCAGGGGTACAGGACACATTGATGATGCGTCTGCACTCCTGGAGGATTTTATAGACATTTAACTAAGGAGGGAAAACGCTATGGGCGTCCCAACAAATACTAGGGAAACCTATGGTGCTATAGGTATCAGGGAAGACC